TTAGCCCTAAGAACAAAACAGACAATCTTTTTGGACTTCAACCCTGTGGATGAAGCTTCTTGGGTTTATGATGTAGCAGACAAGGAAACAAGTAAACTTATCCACTCTACCTATAAGAACAATCCCTTTCTACCTAAAGAACAGGTCCAAGAAATAGAAAGTCTCAGAGAGGCTGATGAAAATATGTGGAAGGTGTTTGGCTTAGGAGAGAGAGGAAAGAGTCAGGAGGTAATCTACACCCATTGGAAGCAGGGACCTTTCAGAGAAGATTCAGAGGTTGTTTATGGTTTGGACTTTGGTTACTCAGTACCTACTGCTTTAATCAAAGTAGGGTTTAAGGATAATCAAACCTATGCACACGAAATGTTATATGAGACAAGGCTCACAACATCCGATTTAATAGAGAAAATGAAAGCCTTAGACATCAGAAAGTCTGATGAGATATTTTGTGATGCAGCAGAGCCTAAAACAATAGAAGAACTTGTCAGAGCAGGGTACAATGCAAAGCCAGCTGATAAGGATGTATATGCAGGAATACAAAAGGTAAAAAGCCAACCCCTGACAATAACACCTGAATCAACTAATCTTATAAAAGAGATTAGGTCCTACAAATGGAAAGTAGATAAGGATGGCAAAGTCCACCCTGATGAGAGTCCGGTAAAGATGTGGGATCACGGTTGTGATGCTATGAGGTATGCGATATTTACGAAACTAAACAAGCCAAGATTTGAGGTCTTAGCTTGGTAAAGAAATACAATGGGCAAGATACAAGATGCTTGGGATGTGTTAAGAGGTAAGGCAATGCCAATAATGAATGTTGGTCAGCCTTTTGCTACTTATACAATGATGGGTGGGACCTATGTAGGTATTGCCGACAACAGAAAGAATTACATAACAGATGGCTACCAGGTTAATGACATCATCTATACAGCAGTCTCTTTAATTACAGACAAAGTAAGACTCCCTGAGTGGGGTGTTTATAAGATAGTAGATGAGGCAGCCTTTAAGTCTTATGAAGGTTTAATGAGAAAGAAAGACCTCTCTACACAAGATTTTAAGAAAGCTATTAAGTACAGAAAGAAAGCCTTAGAGCCTGTCTATGTTGACAGACTTTCTGAGCTTATCAGATACCCTAATGAATACGAAACCTTCCAAGACTTAGTTAGTAACTCTACAGGCTGGAAGCTAATCACAGGAGGTAGAACTGTTTGGGCTGAGATGCTACAAATGGGAGCTAATCAAGGGAAGCCTTTTCAACTACACAATTTACCTTATCAGGAGATAAGTATTATAGCCACTACAAACCGTTTCCCAATTATTGAGGAGGCTTATGTAATGACTAACCTTTCGGATGCTTTCTTTCCTAAGGCACAAGTTTTACACGATAAGTACCAGAATTATGATTGGGATGTTAATGGTGCGCATCTTTATGGGATGAGTCCACTTAAAGCGGCTTTGAGAAGGTTAAGCCGGTCCAACTCAGCTATTAAGGCTTCGGCTGCTATGTTAGAGAATCAAGGTGTTAAAGGTGTTTTATATATGGATGACCCAAGAGTCTTATCTAATGGGGTTGATCCTTTAGACACAAGAAAGCAAGTAGAAGCAGTTAAAAGTAAACTTGTAGGCAAAGGTGAGTGGGTAGGTTCTGACAATTGGGGTAGAATAGGGGTGAGTGGTTACAAGTTAGGATGGCAGTCAGTTGGGTTGAGTCCTGTTGACCTTTCTATCATAGAATCAGAGAAATGGGATTTAAAGCGATTTGCGGCTGTTTATGGCGTACCAAGTCAGTTGATGGGTGATGCTGAGACCTCTACTTATAACAATGTCAGAGAGGCTGAGAAAGCCCTTACAGCTCGCTGTGCTATTCCAGCCCTTGTAGCCTTTAGAAACCACTTTAACCGTAAGTTGCAAACAGATTGGGGTTATAAGGGGCAGAATGTATATGTTGACTTTGATCATACAGTATTTACAGAACTTGCTGAGGATGTGGCTAATAAGTCAACCTGGATTAAGGACCTTAAAACACTTAGTCCTAATGAACAGAGAATGCTGTTGGGATTAGAGAGAATTGACAACCCTCTATTTGATGAGCCTTGGATTACTACTCAGGATGGTATGCCATTAAGTGAGTATGATGTCAATGAGCCTGATGAGGAAGTTGCCAATGATGAAGTTGATGGAATAGATGATTGAAGATTTAATAAAGCAGACTTACCCTATAACCAAAAAGGAGAAGTGCTGTGCAATATTAAAAGCAAAAATGGAAGCCAAAAGACAGGCTTTAAGAGATAGGTTAAATGACCAACAAAGAGAGAACAGAGTGGGCAAAGAAATACCACAGGACCAACCGGAAGTTTGGGAGTCAGTTCTTTCCTAAAGTTAAAAGGTCATTAGATAAGGTTGTAAGTTCTTTGATAGGTACACTAAAGAGAAAAGGTGCAAGGCAGACACTTGTAGAGCTTAGAACTAAGCTATGGAGTGATGAACTAACTAAGCCTGTATCAGACATCTACAAGAAAGTAGGTGTTTACTATGCTAATGAAACCTATAAACAGATTAGGCGAGAGATTGCCCAAAAGGGGATAGGTAGAGATGAGGCTTGGATTAAGTTCATACAAGATGAACTGCAAAAGACCTTGCTTCAATATGCAGTAGTAAAGACCTCTGAGACACTTAGGAATCATTTAATCTTAGTCTTACAAAGTGCCATAGCTAAAGAGTTAACCTTAGATGAGATAATTAAGTTATTTGAGAAGTCAGGGTTTACTACTATGCAGGCTGAGAGGATAATAAGGACAGAGGTAGGAAGGGCAGCCAATACAGGAGTTAAAGCAGCAGCAGAAGGGTTTAACTATGAAATGGTTAAAGAGTGGATAGCTTTCAGAGATTCACGGACCAGAGGTTTCAAACCTGAGCAACCTAAAGATCACTACCATATGGATGGGCAAGTTGTTGACTTCGGTGATAACTTTACAGACCCAAGAAGTGGTGAGCAGATTGAATATCCATTAGCTCCTGGCGGATCAGCAGCAATGGTAATTAATTGTAGATGTAGTTATATAGTAGTACCTAAAAGAGATAGTAGAGGACAACTAATCAGAAGATAATGGGAGGTGATTAGGTGGCAATAGCCAATACTGCGGAAAATGAAATAAGAACCAGGCCTAACCCTCCCTAAATGAAAGAAACTATGAAAAGATATTTTGAACAAAAACTGATAGCAGACTCTGTAAGAGATGTATCAGAGACTTCACGAAAGGTGAAGGTAGCCATAAGCCAAATGGGTTCTAAGGACTTTGACAATGATGTTATTGACCACGGAGCTTATAATAAGACTATGGCAGAAAGAGGTCCTAAGGGTGCTAATCTTATTTGGCATCTAACAGACCACAACCCATCCTTAAAATCAGCTATTGGTAAATTTTCTGAGTTGTATGTAGAGGGAGACTATCTTGTTGGAGTTACAGATGTTCCTAATACTACTTGGGGTAATGATGTTTTAGAGTTCTACAAGTCAGGGCATATTAACCAGCACTCTGTAGGATTTAGAACTATCAAAGCTGAAGCACAACAAAAAGGGCAAGCAGAGGAATATAACCTTATAAAAGAGATTCTTTTGTTTGAAGGTAGTGCAGTTTTATGGGGAGCAAACCCAAATACTCCAACCTTAACAGTTGGTAAAGGTTTGACAAAGGATGAAATCACAGATCAACACGAAAAACTAAGCAAAGAGTTAAGTCTCTTGATTAAGAGTCTGAAAGATGGTAGATATACTGATGAGGCTTTTGAATTTATTGAGATACGCTTTGCACAAGTAAACGAGGCAATTAAGTCACTCTTATCTACTGAGGCCACTCCTAATGTAGAGCAACCCGCACAAGCAGTTGCAGAAGTTAAGGAGCCGGTTATTGATGTAAGTGATCTTAAGCATACATTGAACAATTTTATTTACAAACTAAATTCCTAAAAAGTGGAAGAATTAAAATCAATTGAGGCCTCAGTAAAATCTGCTACTGAGTCTGTTGAAAAAATGAAAGCGGCTAATGAAGCTGCTATTGCAGATGTTAAAACACAAGTGGCTGAAGTAAAAGCTGCCGTAGTGACTATGGATGAGGCTGCTAAGAAAAACCAAGCTGCTCTTGACCAAATGATTGCAGAAAAAGCTGCTAAGAAAGTTGACAATAAGACTAAGTCTTTTGGTGATGCTTTCTCTGAGCAAATGGCTGAAGCATTTGAAGCTAAGCAAGCTGAAATCAAAGAGTTCCAAAAGAACAAGAATGCAAAGTTGACTATTGACCTTAAGGCAGTAGGAACAATGACTTTAGGAAACAACTTAACTGGTGATGGTGTTGCTACTTACAATCAGCGTCAGGGATTGGTGCCTGCTCAGAAAATCAATATGAGAGACCTTATCCCAACTGCTGTAAGCCCAACCGGTCTTTATGTAACTTACCGTGAAACAGGAACTGAAGGTTCTATTGGAATCCAGACTGAAGGTAATGCTAAGTCTCAGATTGACTATGACCTTACTGAAGTAAAAGTAGTATCTGACTACATTGCTGGATTTGCTCGTTTCTCTAAGCAAATGATGTTCCAACTTCCTTTCTTACAGAACACA